CACATATTGCAAATCACATTGATATGCTTTATGGACAAGTCAAAAGCGCAAGTCGTCATGCTGGTGGTGTAGTTGTAGGTGAGAATCTTGATGTTCATATGCCACTAATCAACTCTGATGGTGTTCGTCAAACTCCTTGGGCAGAAGGACAGAATGTTCGTCACCTTGAACCTATGGGTTTCATCAAGTTTGATATTCTTGGTATTGCTTCTTTGAGAATGATTGAAAGTGCAATTCGCCATATTCTAAAACGTCATTTCAATATCAAAGAACCAACGTTCGAAGATGTAAAGAAATTCTATAACGATAATCTACATCCAGAAACTATGAATCTTTCGGACAAGAAAGTATATAAGAATATCTTTCATGAAGGTAACTGGACAGGGATCTTTCAGTTTACCGAACGTGGAGCACAAGAATTTTGTAAGAGAGCAAAACCAAACAATATTATCGATCTTTCTGCTATTACCTCGATTTATCGTCCCGGCCCTCTTTCAGCAAATGTAGATAAAGATTATGTTGCTGCAAAAGAAACACCACATCTTGTCAAATACATTCATCCTATTGCAAAACAAGTAACGAAAGATACTTATGGATTCTTGATCTTCCAAGAACAGATTGCACTTCTTGCTCACAAACTTGGTAAGAATATTGATCTGGATGAAGGTAACAAGTTGCGTAAGCTTCTAACCAAAAAAGGAACTGGTAAGGGGTTTGAAGAAAAAGATAAGATTCATCACAAGTTTATTGAAGGATGTGTAGAGAAGGGGATTAGCAAGTTCGAAGCTCAAAAGCTTTGGGATACCTTTGAATTCTTCTCTGGATACGGATTCAATAAGTCACACGCTGTTTGCTATTCTATTCTGTCTTATCAATGTGCTTGGCTTACAACCTATTATAAATCCGAATGGATGGCAGCATTCCTCGACAAAGAGAATGATTCCGACAAAGAAAGAGCAATTAATATTGCAAAATCCCAAGGATTTATTATTGAGACTTTGAATGTCAATTCTTCTGGAACTGAATGGGAAATTAGTGAAGATGGTTCTACCCTTATTCAGCCACTAACCTCAATCAAAGGACTTGGAGAAGTAGCAATCCAACAGATTACAAATAATCGTCCATTCAAGACAATTGAAGAATTCTTGTTCAATGAGAAAATGTCTTATAGCAAACTAAACAAAAAAGCACTTGATGTACTTTGCCGTTCTGGTGCTTTGAATACACTTATTGATTCAAGATTCACAGGTGGTAAACACTTCTGGTCAGCAGTAGCAGTTGATCGTCCAAGAAAATTAAAAGACTTTGAAGAAAATATCAAGACGTATGCTCCAGAAGGACAGTTTTCGCAAGAAGAGACAATCCAATATCTAACTGAACTTACAGGTGTATATCCAATTAATCTTGTTGTTTCAACAGAAATTCTAACTCGTCTTCGTGAAAAGTATATTCCACCTATTTCCGAATACGATCCAGAACTTGGTCTTTCTTGGTTCATTCCAAAAGAGCTAATCAAACGTAAAACTTCAACAGGTAAAGAATATTGGATTCTAAATACTATTGATGATACCAATGCTGAAACTCAAATTAAATGCTGGGGAATCAAAGAGGGTGATGTTATTAAATTACACAATCCTTACATGGGCAAGCTTGATTACGATGAAACTTGGGGTTTTTCTATCCGTTCTATGAAACATCAAATAAAAGCTCTGGCATAAAAAATCTCCTTGACCAACTAACCCTCTTGTGTTATATTAGTGACACACAAGAGGGTTTTTTGCTACAAACTTTGGGTTATGCTTGCATCGTACATCAGTTCTCTACACTATCAGCTAAAAAGCGTATTACAACTAATCGAACAATGATCCGTAAAACGTTTATTGAACGTGGAATCAAATATGCATCAGAACTTGCTCTTCTAAATGTGCAAGACTTATATAAGATTCTCCAATGGAATACAAAGAACAATATCAATTTCTATCGTATGTCTTCTGATATGTTTCCTTGGGCATCTGAATATGGTATTTACAATCTACCAAACATTGAAGAAATCTCCAAGATATTGACAAAGTGTGGGGATTGGGCAAAGAACAATAATCAACGTTTGACCTTCCATCCCGGCCCATTCAACAAACTCACTTCATCGAATGAAAGAGTAACAAAGAATACAATCAAGGACTTGACCGTTCATGCAGATATTCTTGATATCATGGGATTGTCTCGTTCCCACTACAACAAAATCAATATTCATGTTGGAGCAACATATAAGAACAAACCTATGGCTGTTGCTCAATTCTTGAAGAATTTTGATAGCTTGGAGGATAAAATCAAATCCAGATTTACATTGGAGAATGATGATAAAGCTTCTTTGTATACAACACAAGAATTATATGATTCAGTATACAAGCATACAAAGATCCCTATTGTTTTTGATTATCATCATCATAAAATGAACAATAGAGGAATGCCAGAAAATGAAGCTCTTGAAATAGCTTTATCTACTTGGGGAAATATCAAGCCTGTTGCTCACTATTCTGAATCTCGCAGAGAAGAACAAAATATCAAATGTCCAGCACAAGCACATTCTGATAGCTATAGAAATGTTGCGAATACTTATGGACACAACATTGATTTGATGTTAGAATGTAAACTGAAAGAAATCGGACTTTTCAAGTACAGGGAGCTTATGAATGAGCACTAAAATAACTTTATCACATGATGAACAATCTCATTTCTATCGTGAAATATTTGATATATCAAACATATATATTCAGATAGAAAAACATGAGTATGAAGTTTCCAATGGAAGAGCAATGATTCAAATCCCAATTAAATCTTGGAGAATGATGATTGAAGCTTGGCAACAGTCAGGCTGGCCCAAAGAAGAAGATGGAAAAGAAAATGAACTTGCTGTACAATGGCTTGATTCTCTTGAACATACACTAAATAACATAAAGGATAAAAATGACAAAACTAAACCTTAAAATTAAAAAACTATCAAACTTTGTAGATATACGACAAAGAGATTGGGGGAATGCAGGATTTGATTTGTATGCAGCAGAATATGGTTCTATTGCCCCAAACGAAAGATGCACGGTTGCAATCGGTATTTCAACGTCGTTCAATCCAGAATATTATATGAGAATTGCACCTCGCTCTGGCCTTGCGCTAAAAGATGGTATTGATGTTCTTGCTGGTGTAATTGATTCATCATATCGTGGAGAATGGAAAGTAATTCTTTATAACACATCAAATGATTCTTTCTCTTTCTCGATTGGACAAAGAATTGCACAAGCAATTCCAGAAAGCATATCAACAGAACACTTTGAATTTGTAGACTCGTTAGAACAATCCGTAAGGAACGAACAAGGGTTTGGAAGCTCTGGAATATAATTTCAAAATTGGTGATGTTTTAAAGTTCCAAACGAGCAATTTGGTAGTATACGGTATTTTTCTTCGTTGCTATTATGAAACAGTAAATTTGGGTGAGGGAGCGAATGAAGGTGGTTATTATGTTTTTTCAATAATCCCGTTCGATACCGGAAGACCAGAAAACTTTTATGAATCAGAATTTTTACATAACTTAATGGGAGAATAATTGGACAAACAAACACAAAAAATTGTATTTTCAAATAACACAGATCTTTGGGCAACCCCACAAGACTTTTACGATAATCTAAATCAAAAGTATAATTTCAATTTAGATCCTTGCGCTGATGCAACCAATACCAAATGTCCAAAGTTCTTTACCGAACAAGATGATGGTTTATCACAAGATTGGGGAGGACATAATGTATTTGTGAATCCTCCTTACTCCAAAGTAAAGCAATGGGTCAATAAGGCATATGAAGAATCCAAAAAACCAAATACAGTTGTTGTAATGCTCGTTGCAGCAAGAACAGATACAAAGTTCTTTCATGATTATTGCACCAAGGCAAATCAGATTTTGTTTATCAAAGGAAGACTTAAATTTGGTGGATCTGCAAATTCTGCACCATTTCCCTCTATGGTGGTAGTTTTTGGTGGTGACAGATTGTATGTTCCACCAAAGTACGGTAGAATGGATAATAAAGCAAATGAATTATAAAATTGGTGATATAGTGCGTTTTATGCAGACAGAACGAGTTGGATATATCACTCATGTTGTTCAGTTAGGGAATGACGTATGTGATGTCTGTGTTCAATGGTTTGACGGAGAAAACTATCAAGTACCTGACGAATCAGTAATAAAACTAAATTGACAAAATCTATTATTAAAATTGGGGATATTGTCCAATTCAATCATTGGACTAAAAATAAGATATTATTTACACATACTGGATTCATTGCCAAAAAATCCGATAAATCAGCATTTGATTGGATTGCTGTATCTTTTTTGACCGAAGAAGAAGTTTACTTGGACGAAGAATGGATTAAAACGTGTATGTGCAATGACATTTGAGCAAACATATATTAAATATGTTTGTATATCCTATTGCGGAAATATTCTAAACGGGATATATTTCTCATCTAATCCACAAACAGTTGAAGGACTTAAATATGAATAGACAAGAACGAAGAACAGCCAAGAAGAATGGAGAAGATCCAGAACTTCAAGAGAAGATGGTGTTATTCGGGAAGATTCCTGATAAATGCCTTGGTTGCTCTAAACCATTTGATAAGAAATCAAAAGAACATGCTACGACTTGGACGGTTTTTGTATATAACGAAAGACAAGAAGTAAAGCTTTATTGTCCCGAATGCAGAACCAACATTCAAGCTTGGGCAGAAGATCTAGAAAAGGAGCAAATTTAAATGTCAGATATAAATAAACAACAATTAATGCAACTTGGCAAAGAATCAGTAAACCATCCTACACATTATAATCAAGGTTCTATTGAAGTAATAGCTTACATTGAAGATATTGGAATGGGTGAAGATTTTTGTGCAGGAAATGCAATAAAGTATCTTTCAAGGTATAAACACAAACAAAATCCACTTGAAGATCTAAAAAAAGCAAAATGGTATGTTGAAAGGCTAATCGGATACTATGAAAATAAATAAAATAAATGATAATAATTTTTCACAAATTGCACAACAATGTAAAAAACCTTTATTGATCAAATTCTATAATCCAAATTGTCATCTTTGTGATGGTCTGAAGCCAATATTTAAACAAATATGTTCTTCATTCTCTAACGATTATGAATTCGGAGTAGTGAATGCAGTTGAATCAAAAAA